AAGTTTTGCTTTGAGTAGCCGAACTATTGATAGCTGTCCTGCTTTGTAAGCAAGTTCACGAGGCTCGATTAAATAATCAGGATAAACATCAGGGAATAGTGCTTCTAGTTCGGCTACAAGGCCCCGAAGAGTCCCCGATGTAAGGGACTCAAGGCCAAGTTCTTTGGTATCAATCACTTGGGTGATTTTTCAGCAAATAAACATTTGTCAGAATCACAAGCTGCAGGACCGAGGGCTTCGCCTTTTATAGGTGCAAAGGATTGCATTGCAAGACCGAAATCATCAGTAATACGACGGGATAAAACATCCTCTTGTAACTCATTGTATTGAGCTTTTGTAATAGGTTCAAACGGCAAACGTGGAAATGTTTCATTAGCATCAAAACGTGCCAATAAAGCTGCAGAGATATAACCTTGATCTTTATCAATTGAATTAAAAATCAATTGCGACAAGGTGTCAATCTCGTTTTCACGAAACTCCAGCGTGGCTGAAGTATTGTGAGTTGTGTAATACGTTTGAACCTGCATATAAAACTTGTACTGGGCTTCAATGCTAAAAGCATTAATATCTACTTGATCACAACCAGGCAGATCAGCCCACGGAGTTTCACTAGGAATCTCTACAAGCCATTCAGTGCAACGGGGGTCACGTGGATCATCTAGCAAAGCACCAGTTTCGTCTCGGTCAGATTGTGAGGGGATGATTTTGTAACCATAAGCCTCACAAGCCAAAGCGACTGGATCATTTTTTGCAAAGGTAATTCGACGAATAAACCGAGCAGCCTTGGGAGGGTGCCAGCCAGGGGCAGCACCGGTCAGCAGGCTTTTCGTTCCAGCTGGTTGCACAGTGGTCGTCCTATTTGGACAACGCAACTTATGTTTTTTGCAGTAAGACGCAATTGTTTCTTCAACAACACCACGCCATCGAGTAAGACATTCTGCCTCAGCGCGTACAAACGCGTGACCAAGAACTGTGTCAGGGCGTCCTTGCTGCCACCAATCAAGCCACTCAGCACCAAAGCGCATGACAAAAAAGTCAAAGAGACCGGTAAAGCTGACACCAACAATTGGATCAACTTTTCGGCTGTAGCTGTAGCGTTCCACACTAAAGTTATGGTGTAGCAGGGCAGCAGCAGCAAGACTTGCAGCGCGGAAGGCGTTGTCTTGAGCAAGCTCATCTGTAGGATCAATGGTATTGAGGTGAACCTCAGCCAAGTTGCAATGAAAATCTTTTCCTAGGATCTCTCCACAAGGATTAAGTCCATAGCGACCCATGCGATGGGCAAGCTCACGTTTGTCTTGATGATACTTAAGACTATTTAAATAGCTTCGAGCATCAGCAGGTTGCTTTGCGTAATAAGCAAGAAACTTATCACGTCGTTCTTCCGTATCCAAAAGGTCACGATTAGATCTAACAATTGCTTCTGGAGCAAATTGAATAGCACCTTCGCCACTGAAAAACTGTTTTGTTACTGCATCTTTTACTTCTTTGTATGACGGTTTTGAATGAAAAACTCTTGTATGATTTGCCATTCTCAGCGCATCTCTTTGCGGATCAATGCGCCATTTCCCGTCCTCACCTTGTTGCCAGAGGTTATCCTTTGCTACCGATGCAAGCTGATCATTGCTATCGAATTGCCTCATACCAGCACTTCGACGGACATTACCAGCTACAACTGCTAGTGAAGATTCATCTAGCAGTAGACAGCATTCTACAGAGGTAAGTTTACGTCCGTATGCCTTTTGGAGAATCTCTCCAGCGCGACGGTAAAAGTGAGCGAGTTTGACGGGATTGGCAACACCTCCAAAGCCCTGAATAGGTGCATCTGGAGGACGGACGTTGCTTAGATCCATTGTTACATGGCCTACTTCCCAATCAGATTCCGTTGCCAATTTCAGAAGGAAAAGGAAGGCGATAGACCAACCTTCTCTACTGTCACCAACGTAAATTGTTGCGCGATCCTTCTCAGTAATGTGCAGCCGAGTGCGCTCTTCGCGAGGTGGTTTTGCATCACCAATGTTCTCAAGGACGTCAAGATAGAAGGTATGACTAATTTTTGGTAGTCGATCAATACAGCGCGGTTCAAGAATTGCACCCGTACCTGAACCCATCATTAGCAATTCCATTTGTAATGGAAAAGCATGAATATCGTATGTATCGGTTGAAGTGCAGTTGTATGCCCCAGAAAAATTCTTTTGCTGTTCAATCCAGTTAGTACCTCCAACCCATAGCCAACGCCCAGAAGGTAGTGAATGTAAGTTTTGCATTTGGTCTCGTACCAGTGCAGACTCTTCCTCAGTAAAATTACCTACTTTACTAAGTCCACCAACACACCGGTTAACAACATCATCCCAATGCTCTTTTCCACCATCAACTCTACGGCTATAAGTTCGATAAAAAACAGGATTAGCAGATGGAGCGTTTTCAGGGAAGTTGCTTTTGCTCATTGATCCAAGATTTGTTTAATTGATTAATTTTTGGGTCAGCAAGATGAAAGGACGAAACCCATCCTTTTGTATTGCCAACTGTGATTTCTAAACGACCATCTTCAAGAGTTACTAGAGAAGGCGGCGGCGGAGATGGTTGGGAATTGGTCATACATTATTTCTTTTATTTGTTCAGCTAAAACGCGATGCTCCATCTGAGTTTCAGGAGTAGCACGTACTTGTATGTAATGAATCCATGATCTTAAAGACCCATACATATATAAACGAGTAGGACTTGCCATTGGCAGAACTTCTCTTGCACATTCCTTAGCGACACCAGCTTCTAACATATAGTCATAAAGCTCAAGGCATTTTGTGAAACAAGCTTGGGTCTTGATTTCTAGATGTTGGCGGAGGTGATCACCTATATCATCAATAGAGTTTTGACGATTTTTAGGATCTTGCCTGCGAAAATGTGGAAGACGAGAAATGCTTGTAACAGGAGCGTAGCGTTGACTAAATTCCTGAAAGGCAAAACTTCTGTGACGTATTAGTTGAGCAGAAATAGATCGAGTAGTTTCAATTTCTACACACATACTGGCCATCTCAAAAGGTGACCAATGCTTATGTTTAATCAAATAACGCAAAAGCTTTTCGCCATTTTGTTTCCATTTTTGACCAGATGGATTAGACACCCTAGCCATGTAAACAACTAAATCTTCTGCGTCTGTGGTGAAATGGACCAGCGAAACTTGTTTCATACCAGATCAATTAAAACAGGCGGTTGATAATTTTTACCTTTTAAAACTTTTCCAATAGCATTTTTTACAGGCACACCATCGACAAGCTTGCTCATGTTGCTGTCATGCACACGCTGTAATGCCTCGTCTAAATCCCAGCCCATAGCAGCAGCAAGCTGAAAAGTTACATAAGCCACATCTGCTAATTCCTTTAATGCATCAACCCTAGCCTTTTTATTACTTAGGTTGAAAGCCAGAAGACGCGTTGCCTCAGATAACTCATGTGTCTCTTCAGCGATCAAACTCGTTTGTAGAGCAAGCGTTTGGATCGAAAGTGTCGATACAGGTTGCATCATAGAGATCCTGAAGTCGATCGCATTTTGTTGATGTGTCATTTGTTTTTAAAGCAATGAGTTTTTGCAAATAAGTTTGAGCTTTTAAAAGATCGTCAAGTTCTGTTTCGCCCGACTTACGTCCAGCACGGATGACATATTTAAGAATGTTACCTTTAAAATAACAAAGGTTGTTTTCATGGATGTAATCCCAGACCTCTACTAAAGCTGTCTTATAATGACTAGGGTTTTGTTTGCTCACTTAAATTTTTGTCGAAAAAAGAACCATTGGAATCGTAACTTTATAAAAAACAATGCAACATTAATTTGCAGTAGCTTAATATTAAGGATTAGATAAGTTAAAATGTTGCGGTCAATAATACCGATAGCTACAACAAGCACAAACAAGTAAAAGCAGTAAGCATTTACGGAGTAAATAGAATAGGCTGACATTTGTTAGCATCCCAATCGTTAAAAGAGAGAATTGTTGCAAGTCTGATATTTGTAATCGCATCTGCCTCAGTCAAGCCAGCATCTAAATAGGTATTTAAAACTGCCTCGTAATACTTGCCATCTTTAACTTTATTGAGAATGGCTTCAGCTTTTTTTGGGCCACAATTTGGCACGCCTTTATATCCATCTGTAGCATCACCTGTCAAACTTTGCATCCAACGTTTTAGGTCAGCTGCTTGCTTAGTTTGAGTGAACTCTTGTTTGCCATTCCAGATACGACAGGCAAATTGTTCTAAATCTTTGTCAGGTGAACAAAGGACAAAGTCAGTAAACTCGCCAGATGTAGCAGCAATACCTAAAGCATCATCTGCTTCAAGGCCTTCAATTTGTACTGATTGCCAAGATGCCATAGCCCATTTTTTGAGCTTTTTGTAGCCAGCGGGTTTACGTTTACGACGATTGCCTTTATACGTTTCACAAACCTCTTTACGGAAATTAATTTGGCTCGTGAAGTAGAGGATAATTTTGGTCGTGTCGAACCTAGTAAAAAGGTCGTTAATGGATTGAGTAACAACACGTTTACCTCCGGTGTAGTTGCCAATGATGATTGTGAGTTCTGGATCAAAATCCAATTCCTCTTCTGCACATACAGCTGCTTTGTAAACGATGGGATCCCCATCAACTAATAGCGTGGTGTTCATTTAAGTCATTTGATAGGTAACGCCAAGCTTTATATACCGTGTTGGGATTGTCATCAAATTTACCTAGCCCGAGATTACAGCTATTGCAGATGTAACCTCTAAAGAGTTTAGTAAAATGGCAATGATCTAAAACCCAATGGGTAGTGTGCTTACCACATACAGGACAAGGCCCAGGTGGTGGCGGTGGATTTTGTTCTTTTAGGTGTTGCCGAATATGGTCCATTTCATTGCGACACGTCCGACAAGTGTTACGTCTACCTGTGGTTCCTTTTTGTGAAAATAATGGGAACTCATTTAAAGGCAATGTGTTGTCACACTTACGACATTTCTTAGTGGGTGTCTGCCCAATTAAGTCCTGTTTGCACGTCGCAATCGAGGGGAACCCTAAATTTAATTGTATGTTGAACATCTTTCATAGCCATTTTTATCAGATCTGACGCCATCTCAACGTGATCAGGATGGACACTTAGCTGCATTTCATCGTGGACAAAAGCCAATTGCCAATAATCAATCTTGGCTTCTTTAAGAAGTTGGTTCGTTCTTACAACCCAAGATTTGGTAATAGCAGATCCACACCCTTGGAGCAAAGTATTAAGTGCTGCATGGGCTTTTCTAACTTTGAGAGGACGACCATCAATCCCCTTTAAATACCCAGACTCAGCTTTTGCTTGAACGGCAGTAACTAATTCTTTAAAACCATCAATACCTGTCAGCAGTTTGTCTTTAAGTTCTGCCCCACGTTTGGCAGCATCTTTTTTACTAGCGCCTGCAACTAGACCTAACTTGGTTGAGCCGCTCCCATACATCATCGCATAAGTTATACTTTTCTGAACTTTTCTTGAGACTCCCGAGATGTCAGCCATCTTCTGGTGAATGTCACCTTGAACGACTTCTTTGCCAAAGTCCGTGTTACCGAACCCGGCAATATAGTGCGATAAGCATCTAAGTTCAAGAGACGAGGCATCACTACCGAGCTGTACTCTTCCTTCACCGGGATGAAAAAGCTCACGGTATTCATGGTCAGAATTTACTTGAGAAATGTTTGGTCGCACATGACAATTACGCCCGCTCACTGTGTTAAGAAAACAAGAGTGATGAATACGACCATCAGACTCAACAAGCTTTAGCCACGCGTTGTTACCTTCACTTAATTGACCAAGGGCCTTTTGAAGTTCAAGTAAACGTGCAAACTTAAGTGCTTCTTCTGTGCCTAATTCTTTTAGAATTTTTTCGTCAATTTTGGGGCGACCTGATTCAGTGTATTCAATTGGTTCCCAACCACGAAAATTTTGAAACACGAAAGCAACATGATCACGACTGGTAGGATTAAAATCTTTTAGTCGAGTCATTGCAGCTCCAGCTATGTAGCCTCGCGCTTTGTTATCTCTAGCAGGTGTGAACTCATTACCTTTTACAAAAGCAAAGGTAGAGCGCATCTCATTGGAAAGCGTTTCTAGCTCCACGCGAAGCTTGCTCTCCAGTTGTTGTGCTTTTTTGATGTGAAAGGGAAACCCTTGCATCTCCTGCCAGGTCATAATTTTGGCGCAAGCGTGCTCCAAATCAATTGACTGCTGGTATTTTTCAATCTTGGGTTCAAACAGTTTGACCAGA